GCCTGAATATGACCACAGGCAAAGCAACATTTGAACTCCTTAACGTAGTATGAAGCAGACGTATTTAGGTTATTTGATTGAACTCCTCAACTCGGATGAGTGGATTGGTGCAGGCGAGAATATAGAAATCGCCAAAGGCAAGCACAAACTACCCGAAGGATGGAACGAATATATTAAGTTGCAATGGCGGCAGTTGAAGTAATTGAGATTAAAGGCGATGCCTCCTCCGCTATTGCGGCTTTAAAGGCCGTAGGCATTGAGGCTAACAAAACCACACAGGCCGCACAAAAAAGCAACGAGGCTATCAATGATGGCCTTGAGGCGTTAGACAAGCAGACCAACGGTGCGGTATCAGCGTTCCGTAGCTTGCAGGGTGGCATCAAAAGTGCCATCTCCGCATTCACCACACTCAAAGGAGCGATCATCGCTACGGGTCTTGGTGCGCTATTGGTAGCAGTAACATCGCTCGTTACCTACTTCAAAGAAACCGAACGAGGCGGAGATCAGCTCGCTGAGGTGATGGGCTTTCTTGGAGCAGCAGTCAAGGTAGTAATTGACCGAGTGATTGGCTTAGGTGAGTCATTAGTTAAACTATTCTCAGGCGACTTTAAGGGGGCTATTGAAGGCGTAACGGGAGCATTCAAGGGATTGGGTGATGAGATTGCAAGAGAGAGCAAACTCGGCCGTGAACTCGCCAAGCAGCTCAACGATGTAGAGGATGCTGAACGTGCGCTCATCGCACAACGTGCCATCGCTAACAAACAAATCGCAGAAGCTCGCCTTATTGCCGATGACGTTAACAAGACCACCGAGCAGCGCATTGCTGCGGTTAAACGTGCAGGTGCTATTGAAGAACGTGTAGCACGGCAAGAACTTGCCGTTCAGCGTCAGCGATTGTCAGTCCTTCAGCAGCAGGCCGCTATGGGAGAGGTTACCGAAGAAGGCCTAACTCGTATTGAGGAGGCACGTGCAAGAATCTCCGAGCTTGAGCAGGCAAACATTATGCGTAGAAAGCGTTTGCAGACCGAAACTATTGGATTGCTGAACGAAGAAATCGCCAAGACCAAAGAACTTGAGAAGGCTCGCCAAGATGCCGAGAAAGCCCGCTTTGAGGATAGCGAGAAGAAGTTTAAGAAGTACGTTGATGACTCGGTAAAGGCGGCTAATGTAGGCGCAGGGCAAGTAGCAAGAGTCGGACAATTCTACGCAGATGCTATTGCCGAAGGAACGGAGAAGACGTCAGCAGACCTTCAGGACTACATCAACTTCACGCTTGCAAACCTTGATGCGGTAAGCCAAGCGATTAGTGGCTTTGCTGCGCTTGCAGGAGAGAACACGAAACTCAGTAAGGCACTTGCCATCTCGCAGATTGTCATTGACACGTATATGGGTGCTACCAAAGCACTCGGTGCATACCCGCCTCCGTTTGGTGCTATCGCAGCAGCAGGCGTTATCGCAGGAGGTATCGCCAACCTGAACAAGGTAAAGTCAACGCAGATACCTACCTCTGCAAGTGCTGCGCCTACGGCTACCATCTCTGCACCTACCGCAGCATCACAACCACCGCAGTTCAACATCGTTGGGCAGAGTGGCGTGAACCAATTAGCGCAGAGCATCGGTGGTCAGTTTGACCGACCGCTTCGTGCGTATGTGGTGAGCCAAGACATTAGCACCGCACAACAACTGCAACGCCAACGAGTAAGAACCGCAACATTCGGATAATGAAACTTATTGAACTAATCTTAGATGAAACGATGGCACTCACGGGGATTGATGCCATCAGCCTCGTAGAGCATCCCGCTATTGAGGAGGACTTTATTGCCCTTAAATCAGAGCGTGTGGAGTTCGCTGCACAGGATAACGAGAAGCGCATCCTTATGGGAGCAGCACTCGTACCCAACAAACCCATCTACCGAGTAAATGGTGAGGAGGAGTTTTACGTTTACTTCAGCCAAGACACCATCCGCAAAGCGAGTGAGATGTTCTTCCAAAAGGCAAATCAGAACAACGCTACGCTTGAACACGAAGTAGAAATCAACGGCCTCACGGTTGTGGAGTCTTGGATCATTGAGGATGAGGTACACGACAAGAGCAAGAAGTATGGCTTTGAGTTGCCTGTTGGTACGTGGATGGTTTCTATGAAGGTCAACAACCCTGAGATATGGGATGGCTTCGTAAAGACGGGCAAGGTCAAGGGCTTCTCTATTGAGGGCTACTTCGTTGACAAGATGAACTTCGCCAAGCAGGAGATGGAGCGTCTTGAGGAGCAAGAGGCGGCTTTGCTGCTATCGCAAATCGTAGCCATCATCAAGAAGGATGGTCGCAAGAAAAGCGGTAAGCGTGTGGAGATGGAATCCTACTCGGACTACCCACAAGCGGTACGCTCTAACGCCAAGCGTGGTATTGTGCTGAACGAGAAGAACGGCAACAAGTGTGCTACGCCTGTTGGTAAGGTGAGAGCGCAGCAGCTCGCACAAGGCAAACCTGTAAGCGTAGAAACTATCACTCGGATGTACTCGTACCTATCAAGAGCCGAAGAATACTACGATGAGAACGACACTACCGCTTGCGGCACGATTAGCTACCTTCTATGGGGAGGGCTTGCTGCAAAGCGTTGGGCTGAATCCAAACTAAAAGAACTCGGCAAACTATGATGCGCCCACAACGTCTACCCTTAGCCTCACCCAAAGGCGGCAATAGGGGATGCCTATGCAAGGACAATACATACTCACGTAAGTGCTGCAATGGTACGCTTGCTGCTCAGGGTATCGGCTCGCTTGTAGGTCAAGGCAATAGCGTCAAGATACGAGGCGAAGAATGGCAGACCATCAACACCCGATGGGAGGCTACCAATACGCTTTGGCAGGACTTGTAAAAATGTAACAATTAACCCAACCCAATTTATTTAGTTAGATATGAAAGCAAATAATATCCTTAACCGCATCCTTGCTGAACTTAGCTCCATTCGTGAGGTTAAGTTTGAGCAAATGACCCTTGAGAACGGAGCCGTTCTTGAGGCTGAAGTATTTGAAGCAGGAAACGAAGTATTTGTCGTAAGTGGCGAAGACCGTGTTCCTGCTCCTGTTGGTGAGCATCTTCTTGCTGATGGCCGTGTATTGGTTATCACCGAAGAAGGCGTTATCGCTGAAATCAAAGAGAAGGCTGAAGAAGTAGAGGAGAAGGTAGAGATTGAAGTTGAGGCTTCAGTTGAAGAACCTGCTACCGAGCTTGCTGAGGTTGAAGTAAAAGAAGAAGCTCCTGCCGTTGCAGCCATCGTGGAGAAAGTCCTTGAGGAGATTGCAATGATGCGTGAGGAGATGAAAGCAATGCGTGAGGAGATGGGCTCATACGCCAAGAAGGAGGAGATGGCATCGGTTAAAGCCGAGCTTTCTGCCGCACCTGCTGCGAAGCCCATCAAACACAACCCCGAAAAAAAGCAAGTCAACAAGGTAGAATTTAACCGCCCCTCAAAGGCGATTGACCGAGTCCTTGCACGTCTTAACAAATAATCAAATCAGAAAATGGCTACGACCACCACGATTACCACCAATTATGCAGGCCAATTTGCGAGCAAGTACATCTCTGCCGCTTTGTTGTCTGCCGACACCCTTGACAAAGGGCTTGTTGAAATCCTCCCGAACGTAAACTTCAAGACTACCCTGCAAAAGGTTAGCACCGATGGAATCGTTAAGGACGCTACTTGCGACTTTGACGCTACCTCTACGCTGACTTTGGCTGACCGTGTTCTTGAGGTTGAGCCGTTCCAAGTTAACCTTCAGCTTTGTAAGAAAGACTACTACGATTCTTGGATCGGTGGTCAAATGGGCTTCTCTGCTTACGATAGCATCCCTGCTTCTTTTGCTGACTTCTTGATCGCTCACGTTGCTGCCAAGACTGCCCAAAAGATTGAGCAGAACATTTGGAATGGTAACGCTGCTTCAGCAGGTGAGTTCTCAGGATTCCTTTCTTTGATGACCGCTGACTCTGACGTAGTTGACGTAACGGCTACGACCGTAACGGCTGCTAACGTAATCACCGAGCTTGGCAAGGTTGTAGACGCTATCCCCGCTGCCCTTTACGGCAAGGAGGACTTGACCATCTACGTTCCGCAAAACGTAGCTAAGGCTTACGTTCGTGCTTTGGGTGGCTTCGCTGCCGCAGGTGTAGGTGCTAACGGTGTTGATAACAAAGGCACGATGTGGTACGGTTCACAAGACCTGTTCTTTGACGGCATCCGTGTAGCTATGGTTAACGGCCTTCCTTCTAACAAGATGGTTGCTGCTCAGTCTTCTAACCTGTACTTCGGAACGGGTCTGCTGAACGAGCGCAACGAGGTTCGTGTACTTGATATGGCTGACCTTGATGGCTCTGACAACATCCGTGTTATCTTGCGCTTCTTCGCAGGTGTACAATACGGTATCGGTACTGACGTAGTTCTCTACTCTTAATCCGAGCGATAAGTTAAACCATAAGGGGGTGGTGGTTTCAAAGCCCCATCCCCTTTTTTAATTCAAACAACAAACAATGGCTTGCGATTTAACATTAGGACGGGCAGTACCGTGTAAAGACGTAGTAGGTGGAATTAACAAAGTATTCTTCATCAACTACGATGACTTGGGTACGGTTACTCTGTCTTCTGACGATAGCATCAGCAACATTTCAGGCACGTTTACTGCCTACG